CTTTTTCTGATTGTGGTGCTGCTGGTGCTGGTACTGGTAGTGGCGCTGGTGGTGGTGCTGCTGCTGGTGCTGCTGCTGGTAGTGGTGCTGGTACTGGTAGTGGTGCTGCTGCTGGTGCTGCTGCTGCTGGTGGCGCTGGTGGTGGTGCTGCTGCTGGTGCTGCTGCTGGTAGTGGTGCTGGTAATGGTGGTTCTAGTTTTAATAGCGTTCCAACACCAATACCATTCATAGAAATTGTAAAATTTTTAGCTCCTATATTGAAACTGTATACTAAATCTGTAGTTGTTTTCAGAAGTTTATTATAATTATCTTCGCCTAAAAAGTGCCCCATACTATGCGCGTGTGTAATTGATTGTTTTACTTCATTTGGTGTGTTTTTTGTAATAGTTTCCATTCCTCGTAGTCTGCGCAATAAAACACTAATAACTAAACCTATTTTGCTTACACTTTTGTCATTCATTGTGGTTGTGAATGCATCATCAATCCTCGTATAATTGTCTGGGTCACTGTAAACTAAATTATGTGTATTTGCAATTTCAGTAATAATGCCAAAAGATACTGTCCAATGGTGGGGGCATTCGTGTGAAAGTATGCCATTTTTTTTAATACCATTACTACTAACATAATCGTACATATATTTACTAAAATAATCTGATGCGAAATCTGATTGAAATAATGTTTCATATTCCTTATCTACAACACGATATACATTATATTTTCCAGCGTCATCTGTAATTAGTCTAGGAAACAGTAGCAAAAAGTTACTAATGTTTTCTGCTTTTTCCGTTAGTTTTTTTTTATTGCCGGGTGATTGACTTTCTAAATTAAAGCGAAAATTCCCCATAAAAGGATTAAATAAAGAAATATAAATGTTACTTTTGGAATTTTCCATTTTCATAATAACCGCTGATAATAATGCCATATAACCACCTAAACTATGACCGGTTACATAATATTCTACTTCAGGTTTTTCTTCACCCACAATAATATCACGAAGTCCATTAACATTATTTCGAGTTAGATTGGATATAATGTTTGCTAAATAAGGTACAACCCGAAATTGAAAGATCAATATTCTTTTATACATTGAAATTGCATCTACCGGATTTTCTAATATTGTTTTTGCATTATATACAAAATCGCGTTTGCTCTCTGACCCTCTCCATGCAAAAGCAATTTTAAAGTTGTTATTTATCTGGTCATATTTATAAAAAGTACACAAAACATATTTAAAATTATATCCTGGGTCTGTTGATAAGGATCCATTTTTTTTTAAGAATGGAGAATCTTCATCTTTTATATGTAAACCCGCATCTGGGTTCAATGGAAAAAGTTTCCAACCATCAATATCTTGTCCCTCTTCTTCAATCACGTCGCCCGGTTTATACATTAATGCCGACATATATGCAAATGCATTACAGTTATAATCTTTGGGACAATTGGAACCAAAATTATTTAGTTGTGTTGTTTTATGTGTTACTATTTTTATTTTGGAGTGATCCATAATTAGTGGTTCACTAACCGCGTGTTGTTGTAATTTGCCTTTCATCTCAGGGGTGCGTTTTATTATTAAACTTTCATCTTTTTCATATTGAAAATATGAATATTCGTGTTCTTTTGGTTCTTGCGCTGCTGATGCTGCCTGTATCGCTTGTGTTTCCGCTGTCTGTGTCTTGAGTGCAACCTCTTTCCTCAAATCTTCCCACTGTACATCACGAAGTGATGCTGGGACGTGTACTACTATATGAAATCCATTTGGATGATGGGGTTGTTTGTTACGTACAGCAAGGTCATCATCATATTCATAATTTAAAAATATAATATTATAAACTGCATTTACAATATTTGCCAAAGCACCCCAAGCTTTCATGTGTGTACTCTTAGCAACACCGTCCGCTATATCTTTATAACCAATATCGTGGTCTATCATACTAAGTTTATAATCCAAAAATACCTTTTCATGCATTTCAACTTCAGAATATTCAGTTCTATACGTAGGAGTAAACAAACCATAAAATATATAATGTAACGGATTTGTATCCTCACTATTCGGGTTAACTAGTGAAATTTGTAGTAAATTTATAAGTGCCTGTTTAAATATAGAACCAGAAGTGCTTTTGTCCGTTTCCAACGCATCCATAACAGTCCGGTGACTGGAATTCAATGGTTGAGCATCGGGGTCTTTGTATTTACGTGCGTCCACTAACGGAATAAAATATTTATAAAAAGTGTTACTATTGTGGTCGTTCCCATCAATCATAGCCGTACATAAATAATATGAAACTATATATCTTAAAATAATTGATTTAACAACTATTTCTTTTTGATAATTCAAATATTTCTTAACGGGATATATACACTGATTTAATTTCATCTCGTCACTAGGGACATATTTTACTCCTGTATCAAGTATTTCTTTAATCATATTGTTATATTCTTTTTCATTCACTCTATGACTTGGTGGTATTTCAATATCAGAAATATTTAGAATAGGGTCGTCTATTGGTTTTCTTTTATCAATGACCGTATTTTTAATACCATATGTTATAAATTGTAATTTTTTTTTAAGGGGATCAGTTGTATCAGGGAATATTTTATCCATATATGTTTGAATGAAACTATTGTGCATCCCGATGACTTCTTCCTGATTTCTTGGTGTATGAAGATCTTTGTAAGGTGTTACAAATTCTACAAAAAAATCATTTAAAAATTGGAATTGTTTAAATCTATTATTAACACCTCCTATTTTTTTATCAAACAAATAATCTTTATCTTTTGACATAAGGTCTGCTTGTAATGCTGTTTGTGCATCTATCATTTGGGGTCTGAAGGCATTTTTAGCTCCACCTTCTTGTAATAGTGGTTTTACCGATTTTTTTGCTTCTACTGGTTTTAATGGTTTTTCATAATCTTCTTCGTGACTTATCGCAAATTGTGCAAATATGTTATTATTATAATCATTTACAGTAGTTTCAATATTTTCAAATGAAATAAATGGTGTTTGGTTAACCCGGGGAACAATTCCAACATATTGCACCGTTTTTTCCTCTTCCGTTAATACTTGCGTTTTTTCCTCTTCCGTTTTTTTTTCTACCCCGTTGGTTGGTGTATTGCGATTTAATACTGTAGCATTCGCAACACTAGTCGCATTCATATTAGGTTTCGCAATCATATTAGGTTTCGCAATCATATTAGGTTTCGCAACACTAGTCAGAATCATATTAGTGTTGCTGTAAGGGGATTTGCCACCACCATAGTGTTTATGTTTTCTTTTCTTGGATATTTTTTTTAAATCTTTTCTTTTTTTTTTACTACCCATAATATTGATTAATACTATATATTATAAATATAGATTTTAAAAGAATTTATATTTATACTTATTAATTTATTGCCTTTCATATTCTGGTACAACATTAAAATAATCATTTGAAAAGTTGCTGATTAATTCACGTAATTTATTTCTATCTTCAACTGTTAAAGCGCCAAAATCAGCAAAACAAAAGAATTTTGGTTTATTCATTTTAATTTGTTGTAATTCAGCAGTTCCATTTTTTAACATACTATCTAATTTTATAAATGGATAACTTTCTTCATGTGTCATTAACTCACCTTTTCCTTTTTGATACATAAAATACGCCAAAGGAAAATGTTGCTGTTGGCAGGGGCATAACAAATTATTAACTTCGCACACATTACAACCTGTCCCTATACGTTTCTTAGTTCCACGTACCCATTCAATATATTCATAATATTTCTTCTGGAATTCTTGCGTTATTGATTTAATGCGTGGTATTGGTATATGTGGATACCACCATGCAGCAAATGGTGGTAATTCAAAATTCACTTTTGGTGTTTTTCCAGGAACATTCATAGTTTGTATATCAACTGTTTTCTTAGGCATCATTGCTTTTCCTTCACTTGTAAAAAATTCCCGATAAGATAATGGTTTTCCAACAAAAACGTCGTCATTAAAATATATAAAATGGTCTGACAACCCTTTAATTTGATGTATATATGTTTCTAATGCATTTGAATTTGTAACAGTATCAAAAAATGTATAAAATACGTCGTGATGATCTACAACAGTAATTTTATTATTTTCTTTCATCCAAGATGGTAATTGTCTTGGTGGGTTCATCATTATATATATATGATTAACCCACGGCATAAACATATTAACAGACCGTAAACTATACTTTAATTCATTATGGTCTGCTTGTCTTGTATCAGTTGTATCTTTTTTCTCACCTGCCCAAGTATATACTACATCAATTGGAAAACTAGGTTTATCATTTTCCATTTTTTTCTGTAGATTATCAAATCCTTCTTCAACGACCGAATTTTTATGATACTGAACTGCGTAATATATAAAATATATAATTGCAATTAATAAAATCCACTCTATTAAAGTTTGAGATAATGATGTATTAATATTTTTCATTATAATTTTACTATTATAATGAAATGATATTTTAATTCATACATATAATTAATATTAATATCATTTATTTCTTTTTTTTTGTTAAATGTTTGGTTGTTGCCTTTTTATTTTTACGTGTATTTTTTGGTGCACTTTTAGACTTATATTTTACTAAATCTAACATCTTATCATATATGTTTGGCATTTTGCAAACACCTGATGAATGAACATATTGACATAATTGTCTGTCTAAATCTGTATTAAAAATATCATTATCACATACTAATCCTAATGGTACACATAAAGGTTTGTCAATATTCAAAATATCAGATACACAATAACCCGCACTTGTTACTTCTTTATTTTTATTATATTCTATTAATACCTTTTCCATTTATTTCCTTTTAATATAACGTGAGTTTTTTCTATTTGTCATTTTAACCTTTTTCGTTTTATTTATTTTTCGTATTTTTCTTTTTGTTTTTCTTTTAGTATTCATTTTGCCACGTCTTTTTCCTCCTGTTTTCCTGGACCGATATGGATTATTTTTTCTTTTAGATAATTTTTCTGAATTTGTTTCAATAATTTGTGGTGAGTCGGCGAAACGAGAGGCAGAACCAAAATAATCATTACTATTAATTAATAGATATTTGGGGGAAGAAGATAGAATATTAGGTGTCCTAGGTATCTTCGGTGTTAGTTCTAGTAACATAAATTGTTTAGTTGGGTCTGTATATATTTTGGCCAACAAGACTACTAGTTCGTGTGCTGCTTTGAATGATGCGTCGAATAATTTTTTTCCAGACATAACACTAGCTTGTAGTTGTGTTTTAATAGTTTCTAGTTCTTTAGTTTTTTCGCGTATTGAAGGTTCATCACTATAAACTGTGATACGTGCTAGTGTGAATAACGTAGTATTCAACATAAATAAATTAGCAATATCGTTAGTATTTATTAAATGTATTATATGAAAATTGTTAAATTCTTTTCCAAAACATTTATATTTTCTATCTGCTTCTTTTCCAGTACAATCTTCTTGTAAATGAGATAATACCTTTGCTTTTTGGTCTTCCATAGTTGGTTCTGTTGTTTCAATTGTCAAATCAAGAAATCCATCATGATTACTAAATCCAGGTATAGATGCTACTGATGTTGGAGAAGGTTTAATACTATTTGACTTTATAGTTTTGTCTTCATTTGAGGGGATAAATTCCATAATATAATTAATATATTATAGAAATAATAAAAAATATGGTTATTAAATAAATTTACATACGTTCATATTGGTTCCAATCAGTAGTATTAAAACCAGCTACAATAACATTGTCGGTAGTTTGTGAATTTGAACCATTATTTGTACTATGAACTCTTGTTTCACTTGCTTTCATATATGTTTCATCCCGATTTTTCATATCTGGTTTCATACCATAACAATTTACACCAAATTTGATGTAAGGGTTTGCCATATATCCTCCATTTACGCCAGGGCGACCGCAATTATTTTTTTGTTTAGGATATTTCTGGAGTTCATTAAAAGTAGATTTTTGCGTAGGGAAATATGCCATTTGACCTTCCGACCAACCATAACTGCACCATTCCCCTCCTTTATTATACGCACTTTCAATTTCATCATAACTTGCTAAACGAGCACCGAATGCTTTACATAATCCATCTGCTTCTGTAAAAGTATATTTATTTCCTGGAATGTGAAATACTTCTTCATCCAATATAGGTTCATTTACAGATGAACCATTTACAGATGAACCATTTACAGATGAACCATTTACAGATGAACCATTTACAGATGAACCATTTACAGATGAACCATTTACAGATGAACCATTATCAATAACTTGGTCAATACCAAATGCGCGGAATAGAAAGTCCTTAATAAATTTAAATATATCTAAAATAAATTCATATGTATTTTGAACAATTGTAGAAATATGAATATTAAAATAATAATGTAAAATATCAATAAATAAAACAGAAAAAATAAGGGTCCATACAATATTTTCTAATCCACTATTAGTATTAAATGGGTCTGGGTTAATTGAATTTTTAACGTAAATAATAAGTCCTATTATTACTAAAATTGTAATAGTATAAGGATGAATAATAGTATTACCTGTATTTGTAATAAAATTTTGTATAAATGCATCTGATTCAGAATATGCTGTGGTATTAATTTTATCATCATTATCTGGAGTACTTGATTGTGATATACTTCCATATGGACTACTTGTATTTTCTAACGACGAACCATTTTCATCATTTTCAACGGAACCACTTCCTAAACTTCCTTGATTTAAACTATCGCTCATAATATATATGTATATATTATATACCAACACCTTTTTTTTCTAAAAAAATGACATATGTTTTACTATTAATTACTTTATTATCATTAATTTGATTAATAATATTATCATTAATATTATACCATAAATTGTTTATTTTTACATTTGCTGTATAATGACCACCTTGCTGGTTACCGCTGTGTTCGCAAGTAGCATATATGTTATAAATATAACCTTCTTTGTTATATCCAATTACAAATTCACTTAAATCTATATTACCCAAGTTACAATCAATCACATTCGTAATTTTTCGGTTAGCATCATTATGAAATCTTGATAAAGTAATGATTAATACATCGGGTAAAGACCAAAACATAATTTTTTTAATTTTTTCTTTAGACCCTAAAGATACATTTTCGTCTTTTGTATATTCTTTGAAACAATCATTTAATGTTATTGTTTCAGATTTAACTTTACGAGGGATTGGTAAAATAATAGACATAAATGGTTCACATACATAATTCGGTTTTTCGTTAGCATCGTAAACATCAATAATAGACGTAACTTGAATTGCACTAAATATAGGTATTAATTCAGAGTATTCTTTTTGATAAAACATTTTTTGACTTTCAAAACATTTAACAGCAATAGTATCTTGGTCGTTGTTAATTGTTCCATTAATATTAATATTTACTTCCCGCTGAATACTTGAATGCATACTTTCAATTAAGAATTGAGTAAAGTCGCTTGCGCAACATTGATTATGTTGGCTAAATTCTTCTCTATTTTTTGCCAATGCAACTTTTTGAATAATATTTATGAAACGATTTGGACAAATCGTACAATTTTTACGCCATAATAATTTCCTTAAATCGTCATATTCTTTAGTCAGGATAAACTCATTTGTATTCCTATTATGTTTTTTAAAGTCGGTATCAAAAAAATTATTTAATTGTTTAGTATGTAGAAGACATTGAAGTGATGCGTTAATATAACAAGTATTACCTATATTAATTAAACAACTAAGACCTTTATTTTTTTGTTCCATAATAAATAACATAAATATATTAGTTTTATGTTATTTATTTTATTAATTATAAATATAAACAATATAATAGAAATATATCATATTATATATTATAATGTCTAACCGAAGTATTTATATTGATGCATATATAGAACAAATAGAAGGCAATAATAATATTTATAGGAACATGTTAGACATGATGCGTAACCAAGAAAATACATTGAGGCGTTTAATTTTTGAACCTATCGTTCAAGAAAATAGAAGAAGTCCATCTCCAACTTATGTACATTTTGAAAATCCAGTAAGGCAATCTCCAAGTTATGTACATTTTGAAAATCCAGTAAGTCAATCTCATAGACAACCATATAGACATTGGGAACAATACGAAAATACCCGAAGAAATTATACACGAGCATTGAGTAGAATAAATGGGAGAATAAATGAAAATATGAACGACATACAAGAAAATGCTGATACTAATACGAATACTGATGATAATACTAATACTAATACTAATACTAATACTAATACGAATACTAATACGAATACTGATGATAATACTAATACTAATACTAATACTGATGATAATATTAATTCTATTACTAATACTAATACTAATACTAATACTGGTAGAACTAGAACTAGAAATAGAGCTAGAACCAGTAATGCAAATAGGTATAATTTTAGAACAAATGATTACATTAATAGAAGTAATCCTTACTCCTATTCAAGAGAATTAAATACTAACATACTTAATACAAGACGAAGCAATAGTCCGGTTGATAATTTATTATCAGTTGTAGGACATAATATATTAGATACATTACATCTACAAACAAATGAATTTATTAATAATTTGAATTTAGAAAGTGTGCCTATTATTCCAACTGAAAATGAAATAGAAAATGCAACAGAAATAATACAATTTAATAATATTAATAATCCAACAAATTCAACGTGTCCAATAAGTTTAACACGTTTTGAATTAGATAGTAGTTTAAATGTAATGAGAGTAAGACATTGTGGTCATATATTTGTTCCCGAAGATTTGCAAGTATGGTTTACTCATAATTGTCGTTGTCCATTATGTAGATATGATATACGAACTTTTACACCAATAAATAGTAATTCTGGGTCTTTAGACAATAATAATTTGGAGAATTTAATGAATGAGAATGAGAATTTGGATAATAATAATGCGAGTGACCATAGTATGGTGCCAATTTTTAGTAGGACTTTTCACGCACCAACAATTCAAAGTTTGGCTAATGAATTAACAAATGTTTTTGGAACTAATCTTGGCGGTACAGATAATGGATTGTTTTCAATCCATGTTGAAGGATTAGTAGAAAGAGATATTAGCAATAATGAATCGTCATAATTATCATAATAATAAGAATATAAAATAATATTATTATTATTATTATTATTATTATTTATCGTCTTTTTTTACGTGTTGATTTTTTGCTTTTTTTGCTTTTTTTGCTTTTTTTGTTTTTTGTTTTATTATATTTTCGCGATTTTGTTTTTGTTTTTTTTTTCATA